AGGCAGCAGTTACCTTGTCTTTGTAGCCAATGTCGGCTGCACGGCCTGTGGCGTGCACTGATAGACGGTCTGAACCGCGCATGTTACGTACTGCCCAAGTGCCTAGGTTTGTGAAGCCTTTTTTCTTAATAATGTCTACAAACTTTTCGGTGCCGGGGCGTTTGCCTAAAGCCGCGCCGTCGGTGGTGCCGGTGTAGTTCATGGCCGGCTAATCATGTCAGCAATGCGCGTCAAAAGTTTTGCAGCTGCTTCGCGCACAATTTTTAGTAGGCCTTTTTTGTCATCATTGTTCATCTTGTTTGCCTTTCGGTTTGTCTTTAAGGCCGTTCGCGCTAAGCAGGCCGGCCAATGAACCGGTCAAAAATAAAAGTAGCGGTTGAAGCGTAGCCCACGCCGATTTGTCATTATCCGAAACTTCCAAAGGTTGCGTTACAAATGCAAGATTGTATAAAAGAAAGCATGTCGCAAAAACAAATGTGAATGACAACGCGCAACCAACCACAAAAATAAGCCGCGCTTTGATTTCTTCGTTGGTCATGCGTTGTTCACGCCGTGGCGGCGGAATTATAGGCATTTGTCTTGTACCGTTCGACTAAAACCAACGCTTGCCGTGTCAACCGTAATTGTTGTAGCCGCGCGTAAAGCCTTGTTTTTAACCATTGGCGGGCAGTTGACGCGCTCACGGTCTCCGCACGCTACAAGGATTGACGCAAACAAAAGCGCCACAAAACTAACCCGCCAAATCATGTCCTAAACCCGTAAACGCTCAATGTGCCTGTAATAGTGCCAGACACGGGGAAAATCGAAAATCCGTCAAATGATGTAGTTGCGCCAAATTGCCCAGCCAAGTTGGTTATATAGGAACCGCCCACAAACGTTGTGCCAGTTACCATAAGACCAGTTTTTGTTGTGTCAAATGGTTGGAAAAAGTTGCAGTCAAAAAAAGAAAAATCGCTTAAAACCATTTGGCCTATTGTGCCGCTTGTTTGGCCAGTGGCGCGAACACCTAAAAGAGAGGTGCTATCCGCTATTAGTCTTTGTTCCGAATAGTTGGCTGTGTTGTTGTCTGAGCCTGACACGCGCAACCTATAACTCAAAATGACTTGACTAGACGAACTTATGTTAATTAAAACTTTATAGTTTCTGTATGTCGCGCTATACACGCCGTTTACGTTCACGGCGCTGCTTGCGCTAAAACTTACTGTCGCGTTTGAGACGGTAACGCCTGTGCCAGCTACAGACGTTGGCGCAATGGCCACAAGACCGCTGTTAGCTAGATACGTGTTTGTATCTGAAGCGGTTAGCAGTTCGCCAGTAGTAAAAGTTTTAATAGCCATTAGTACCCCAGTCTATTGAAGTCAAGTTTGCCAAAAGTGGCATTGTCAAGAATTAGGTAAGCGTTTTGGTCAACTGGTGATACGTAGTAGGTATATCGAGCCTCACCGGGAACCGCGCTAAACGCTGCGCCTTCGATAATGCACTGGTAGGTAGTGCCTCGAAAAGCCACGCTTACTTGAGCGCCAACACAAGTGCCAATTTCTAGAGAACCGCCGCTAGTGGCTAGGTTCCACAGCTTAAAAGAGTTTTGAGCGTTGGCCAAACAAGAAAAAGACGAAATGGCCAGAGGTGCGGCCGTAAAGTTATTGAGGAGATAGTTGGCGTAGTCGGTGGCTTGTGACGTGGACGCGTTAAGCGTGTTAACCGTGTACGTGCGAAATGGTTTAACGCCTGTCTGCACGGTCTGAGCTGCAAAAGACTCTGGGTCTACAGTGACTTGGCTATAAAAGTTGTCGGCGTAACTAGCAAACTCGATGTTGTCATAGACTTGAAAACTGGCGTTATTTGTGGTGTCGCTAAAGTTAATGTTTGCTACTTGTGCACCAAATGGGGAAAACAACGAAACGCCGTTAAATGCCTCGCGCATACGTCCATTAGTTGTTATACAAGCGCTGTTAATCCAGTCTCCCCAAGTGCCGCTTACCGTTGTTGCTGCCATTGCTGGCCCGGTGCCGCTGCTCGAATAGTTGATAGTAAGCCCGCTGGCCGTAGTTGCCGCTGCGGTTTGCGCCGAAATTGTGCCGGCTGCCATGGCGTAGTTTTCGCCGCTACTTCTACCGCAGCGCGCTAAATAGCCTTCGAGGCTTATGGTCAAATAGTCGGCGTTGCCAGTGGTGCCAACGTACGGTATGCCGTAAGTAAATTGCACGTTAGAAATGCTGGCCGAAAATTGGCTGCGGTAGATACCGCCGTCGTCCCATGTGACTTTGACAGTTGAACCGGGCTTAATAACCGAGTTAGGCGCTGATGGTTGGCGCACAACAATGGTGCCGCTAAGGCTCGAATACTGGTCTAACTGTCGTTCACGGCCAGTCTTAAAGTTAATGCTTTGTACGTTGCTTAACGTGATAGCCGGCGTACCAGAAGCGCCTTCTACGTCAACAACAAAACTTTGTACGGCCATTAGTACGCGTTGCTTACTCGAATAGGCACGCTGCCGTTGGTGCGCATGTAGGCACGTAGCGCGCTTACTACTGCGTTCGGGTCGCCGCCTTGGACGTTAATAGTTACGTTGCTGGTGCTCACGCGGCTGCCGTCCATATTTGGGCTGGCGTTAATGCTGCCGAGTATCGGGCCAAACGGGTTAGTAGTTGGTGCTGGTGCCGCGCCGCCACCGAACACGGTGCCAAGGCTGGCGTCTAATTGCTGGCCAATTTCGGTGACGCTCTGCGGGTCAAGCGCAAACCGTAATAGAAACTCAGTGTTAGCAATGACGCTGTTAACGCCGTCTACTATTGCTTGGGCTTGGTCAATGCCCGACTTGTACCACTTATCGGCAGTCAACTTCGCGATACGGTCGGCAGCTGCATTAATGGTTGTCGAGATACCAAGCAGACGGTCTATAGACGCTTTACCGCCGGCAAGTAAGCCTTTGATTATTTCTAGGCCTACGTCTGCACCGCTGGCAAGAATTGACTTTAGTAGCTCGGGGTCGTCTAGCCCGGCTGCAATAAGTTTTTCTATTCCGGTGGCAAGTTCGCCAGCCTTTTTGGCTTGGTCGTCTAGAACGTCAAAAAATGTGCGTTTAGGTTTTTCGGCTTGCGTTACTTTTTCTTCTGCTTGGGCTACTTCTTCTAATGCTGCGGCGTAGGCCTCAGTGCCGACCGTAAGTTTGCTTAGTTTTGTGTAAGCGTCTGAACGTTCCGTAAGTGCTTTATTAAATGCTTCTTGGTTGTCTTTTGCTGTAGTAAATGCGTCGCCAACATTAAATATGCCGCGCACAACGTCGGCAGTTGCGTTGTAAAAAGCGTTGTAGTTGTCGGTTGCCTTGGTTAGTTGTTCATTGGCGCGCATGATTGCGGGGGCGAACTTGTCTTTGACCGTCTGCACCGCGTTGTCGTAGGACTCTTTGAGTGTGCGTACTGCCTCGGCATGCTTGGCGGTCTCGGCTGCGGCACGTTTAGCGGCTTTTGCTGCCTTGTCAGTGCTAGCAGTGCTCTTGGATATCTCTAGGTTTGCTAGGCGTTGTTGTTCAATGTCTACGGCTTTTTGGTAGTTGGCGCGTTTCTGGTCTGCGTCAAGCTGCAAAATAGTTTCTGACCATGCGCGAGTGTTGGCGTAGGCTAGTGCTAAACCGTCGTTAGTTTTGTCTAGCTCGGTTTTGAGTTTGCCAAGGTTAAGGTTTACGCCAAGTACCTTGCCGCCAAAATTAAGGAAACCGCTGCCAAGGTTGACAATGTTTACCCCGGTCTGCTTAAACCTGTCTATTAGACCGTCGGTCTGGTCTACGTTGCGAAGTATTGCGTCTTCGAGTGCTTGGAACGGGTCAACAAATCGGCGTAGTTTTCCGCCAAGTTCGCTAATTACGCCGCCTAGGCCGCGTTCGTCCATAATCTTTATGAGTTTGTCTACGTAGTCAAGTAGTTGCCCGAGAATTGGTAGCACGCGGTAACCGATGCCTTCTACCATTTCGTCAAAACGTATTTTGAGTATTTGCAAACGGCCTGCGTAGGTGTTGGCGTTAGCGGCTGCCGCGCCACCAAACTGTGCGGTAAGTGCCTCTTGTGCAGCCTTAAAGTCTTTAGTTTTGATTATGTTTTCGTCGAGCGGTACGCCCAACTTTTTTAGTGCAGTAAAGTTGCCGTCATATGCTTTACCGATAGCGGTAGAAACTGCCACCAAGTCTTTACCCGTGGCTTTTGACGCGTCAATACTGAGCGTTAATAACTCTTGAGCCTTCGCTGCGTCCCCGGTAAAACGTACTAAGCCGGCAAGTGCGGGCCGTAGCTCATCGTCGGCCACGCCAGTTGCTAATTGTGTTTGGTCTACAAAGTCGGCCATAGAGTCGGCTAAGGCTTGGTTAGGCCCGAGCGTTGCGCGCAGCTGTGTTTCTAAAAGTTTCTGACTCTGCTCATCGGCAATAGCGGCTTTAGCGGCCATGGCCAAACCGCCAGCCAATGCGGTGACCGCGCCAGCAGCGGGAACCATGGCTTTTTGTAGCAAGAAACCAGACTTAGCGCCAAAACCTTGCAGGCTGGCAAACTCTTTTTTTGCTGCGTCAAAACCTTTAGTGTTCAGGCTTGAAATAATGGGGATGTTGATAGCCATAGTTAGCGCGCTCTCGTTGTTACTAGGTTACGGTTAACAATAGTCATAACGCGCTCAACTATCTTGCCTACCTCATCCTCGACGGCGGGTAGCACACTTTCGGCGGCTGGTTGTAGTGCGCGGGGCGCTGTACGTGGGCCGACGGCTTCGCCTTCAGCAATGAGGTTGGTTACAAACTGGCCGCCACGCTGGATGCCGCCATGGTCCCAGATTGCGCCGGCTGCGTCTCGCTGCTGTAGAACTAGTAACTGGTATTGGGTCGCCTTAAAATCGGCTGTACGGCCGTTAGAGAACCTTATAGTGCGGGCACGCTGGCCACGTTTGCC